GATCGTGCAGCTTATCGTCTAGCTGATCAGTATGACCAAGAAGTTCTTGGTTACATGTCAGGCTTCAAGCAGTCTGCGCTACACGCAAAAGCTGATACAGCAAATGACACCGCAAGTGGTGAAAAAGCTGTAATCACTGCAGGTTCAGACGAATTGCTTACAAGCATGAAGTTAAAGAAAGGTGACTTTGGCAACATCACTACATCGTCTGCAGGAGATCACTCGATCCCACTTGCAGCACGTTTGCCAGGTGCAACAGCACTACCAACTGCAACAGCGTCACCAGCAATGGTTGTCGCACGTATGAAGCGTTTGCTTGATCAACAGCAAGTAGATACACAAGGAAGATGGCTAGTCATTGACCCTGTGTTTATGGAAATACTTTCTGACGAAGATAGTCGCTTTATGAATGGTGACTACGGTGAATCAGGTGGACTACGTAACGGACTCGTTATTAATAACTTTCACGGCTTCCGCATGTATGTGTCATCAAATTTGCCAGCAGTTGGCACTGGACCAGGAACTACAGGGAACGCGAACCAAAACGCGAACTTTGGCGTTCTTGTTGCAGGACACGACAGCGCAGTAGCAACGGCTGAACAGATCAACAAAACGGAAACGTATCGTGATCCAGACAGCTTTGCTGATATCGTCAGGGGTATGCATTTGTATGGGCGCAAGATATTGCGGCCTGAAGCAATTGTAACCGCTAAATATAACGCAGCGTAAGGGAGGATTGAATTATGGCTACTATTTCTATGAGCACGAACTCAGCCTCTACTTCCAACAATGGCGGTACTGGCAACAAGCAACTTCGTGGAAGCTTGGTAACTCTGCAGAACGATATTGATCTTGCAGATGCTATCCTACAAAACGGTGGTACTGCACTAGCGGCAAATGATATCATTGAAGCTATTGCTGTCCCTGCAAACACTTTGATCCTACATGCAGGATTTAAAGTTGTCACTGCAATGGCAGGTACTACCACTGACTCTGCTATCCATGTCGGTATTACAGGAACAGATGTAGACATCTTTGCTGCATCATTTGACCTTGATGGTGCATCAGTAGGGGATCATACTCCTGCTATTACATCTTCAGGTGTGTGTTCTAACTTACCTGTATTTACTGCATCAGCAGATACTATTGACGTAGA